TTAATCTTCGAGTAAATTACCGCTCGTTTAGTAATCCCCTCATCCATGAGGTTAAATACTTGTTGTTTTATTGTGTTCATTGTTTAATATGATTAATCACCCCATTACTATCAGGTTCGCCCCAAGTCCGTTTTTTGTTTATCTCTAACTTTTCCGAGATAGCATTACAAATATCTTCATAACTCATTCCATCGGCTTTGGCTGCACCCATAAGTAATATAAAGCAGTCGGCAAATTCATGACGCTTAAATTCATCCATACCCATTCCCATAGATTGACATAACTCGTCTACTTCTTGCTCTAAGTGGTTAATCAAACCTATTGGATTAATTACCCTAAACGTAGCTTCTTGCCAATCCGTAACCTCTTTGAATAGTTCTTTGTTCATAGTTTAGTATTTACCTCACAAAATTCAACTAAACATTCTACTAAACAATGCACACTACTAAACTTTTTTAGCCTGATTTATAGCAACTTATATAAATGTTTAGTTTATTTGCTTGCAAGTGCTTGCAGGTATGACCTAAAAGACTACCTTTGACAACACAATAACCAATTAAATGAAAGCAGCAACACAAAACTTTGAAAATTTTCAAGTAGGCACTAAGGTGCAAGTTTACGATTCTTACGGGTATTACATTATGAAAGTATGCGGTACAGTAGTTAAGCATTTAGGTGCAGGACACGCTATTATTAAAAACTTCAATGGTCAACATTTTTCAAGTGTTGGAATTAACAATATACACGAGATTGAGCAAATTTAATTAACCAACGGGGGAGCAATCCCCCACTAAACCACACAACTATGTCAAACACTATTCAACTATTTCGCACCGAAAACTCAATCTTAGAACTTTACACCAAATTAGGTACTTGGGGATGCTTAGACAACTTGTCTGAAAATGAAAAAGATTCAATAAAATTTGACCTAAAAGGCATTTCAAACTCAACTATTATGGATGTAAATGCCCATCAAAATAATACTTTAATAGATACCTATAACCTAAATAAATAAGCTATAAATCGGTTAAGGTTCAAAGTCCTTATAAAATAGTGATGATAGGGGAGTAATTGCCCCTATAAACTTACAACCCATAAAACACAATAACTATGTATCAAATTAAAGCAATCGCACCAACTCACCACACTTTAAATGAGTTAAGAAAATTTGGGATGCCTATAATTAGTTTAGGCAATGGCAGTCATAAAGCTACTAAACTATTCCAAAACCTTGCAGAATGTCATTCCTTTTTAGATGATAGAGTATTATTTGTATGGAGAAGCGGTAGTATGACTACTCAAGATATGGAAGATAAAAAGGCTGAAATAATAATGCGTGACCGCCTATCATTTGGTAATATTACTGCCGAGATTATTGAACTTGAAGAAGAAGAAACATTTTAATCAATAAACACATGACCAAACAACCCGAACCAATTCACATGATGGGCAAACGTAAAACCCAATCGTTCCGAATTGACGAGAACCTTATCAACTTGGTTTCGTTAATTCAAACTCGAATCAATGAAAAACGCACCGCTATACAAGGGTCGATTACTAAAGACCAATTAGCTAATGATGCGTTTAAATTGTTAGTAACTCACTATAAAAATAACGGATTGATATGAAAGTAGAAATTAAAGAAAAAGAAGTTAAGACTTCAATTAATTACCCTTATTTAGGCGTACACTATGGTAAAGAGTTTATAGTATTGTTTACTGAGAAGGCAACAGGATTTGTTGTTCAAAGCAGAATAGATACAAGACCGATAGGATACTACATTTCTACTTGGGCTGAATATCAGTTTGAATCATTCAACGGAACAATAACACTAAGCAATGATTAAAATGAAAACACTTGAAACCAAATTAGTAACGTGGATTGAAGGTTTAATTAACCCGCCACAACCTAAACCGCAACCAAAAGATAATATTTTAACCGATTATCTGGTTATGAGATTAAACCGACTGATTGCATTGCGTGAATTGGCACGAAAAGAAGCTACTGAATGCGTTCGTGAAGAAAGACCCTACTCGACCTATAAGATTATGCAAGCCGACTACCTTATTAAAGAGGTAACCGATAGACTTAACTCAAGACCTTATACAACTATTTATTCAATGAACTAATATGGCAACAGAATTTTATAAAAGCATACCCGAAGAAATTAAGGGTAAATTGGACTTGTATTGTAAACTATGGAAGGGCAGACCATTGGATGAAGATTATAGAAGCCTTGTCAATTGTTTTACTTGGAATTTAACTCCTGAGGGTTATGACTTTTGGGAAAACCACGAAGAAAACAACACCTTCCCGCAATGGTCAGACGAACTAAACCGATTCATTGACCCGCCACAAGTTAACACTATAACAGTAAATGCAGATGAATATCAGGCTATGAGGGAAATGGTAGTTAATATGTTGACAGGCTTATATAGACAATATGGTATTCACCCAAACCTCACTAAAACAACTAAATCAATGGGCATTGACATTTCAGAAATAACTAACTAAAAACATGACACAACTAAACGAACTAATCAACAAGCACATTGACTCCATTAAATTCAATGGATGCCAACTTTCTAAAGAAATGCTAACCCTTATGTTTGATGGAGTGGTAGCACTTGCGAAAATTCAAGAATCATTTGAGATTAGCCAAAGATACCTTGATTCAATTGGTACTGCATTTGGTAATGGAGGTAATGACCAACCCGACCCGCATAAAGGGTTTATTGTAGGGGAGGTTTATAAACTTAAAGACGATAAAGCATTAGCCTATTATTGCGGTTTAAATGAGTTTGGTACTCCCGTTTTTGAGTTACTTGAGGTTGAAGGAGTAAATACTGATATACCAAAAGATTGGATACATAAAGGCAATAACACTTATTGGGGTTATAGTGGATTAGAAAAAGAGTTTGACCCTACCCCTATCATAATGCCTAACACAATCGGGCAACATATTACTGAACCTGAATTTATACAACCTAATGAGATGGTTAAGGGGAAGTGGTATGTAGCTTTAAGTATTGGGCATAATTGGAAATGGTTATTTAAATATGATTGCGTGGAAAAAGGCGATATTGTTTGTCAACATCTTATTGATATTGAATCTAATAGTAAGTATATGAACGCAAGGTTTGCACGTTTTCCACAAATAAAAGACCTCCGCCCTGCCACAATAGAAGAAGTTACTAAGTACTTCCCGAACGAGTTTGATTCAAATGTTACTGAACACCCTAATAAATACTAATATGAGCGAACAAACAAAACTTCCTAAATTAGCCGACCTCTACTCAATAGAAGCAGCAGAAACGGCTTTTAAACAAGATACCTGGAATTGGTTAATGAATCAACAACCTAACCCAAATTGGATTAAGGAGAACAAATATGCAGGTAACTCTAAATACATTCCAATTGGAACGGTAGAAACCCTTTTGCAAAAGTTAGTAAAGGAGTTTAGAATCGAAGTACTGCGTGAAGGGGCTTTATTTAATGCGGTTTATTGTACCGTAAGACTTCACTATTTACACCCCGTAACTAACCAATGGTCATTCTTTGATGGTACGGGTGCAGCAGAATTACAAACTAAATCAGGTTCAAGTGCAGCAGATTTAGGGGCTATCAACAAAGGTGCGGTTATGATGGCTTTACCTATGGCGAAGTCATACGCAATCAAAGACGCTGCGGAACATTTCGGTGCATTGTTCGGTAGAGATTTAAACCGAAAAGATGTAATGACCTTTACCCCTGACAAAAATTTGAGTGATAAATTTGGTAGTGGAATTGATAAACTAAACAAAAACAATGAAAAATTATAGGTCATTTAACGATGAAAACAAATGGTTAGCAGAAAGGGAAAACTTTTATACTTCCTCTGAAATTAACCGATTAATGGCAGATGTCGAAAGACCAATGACCACAGAGGAATTAGAGGAATACAAAAAGAATGAACCTAAGGGAAGGAAAAAAAACATTGTTGATAAGTCTATTCTAAGTGATGGGGCGGTAACGTATATTTTAGAAAAGGTTAGTGCAAAATTAGATGTACCTAAATACGTTTTCACCAACTTTGAAATGGAGTGGGGCAGAACCAATGAGAGAGATGCAGCACTTACTTTATGTGAATCATTAGAACTTGAACCTAATTCAAATGATGTTGTTTATGCAGGTAGTAACGAATACATTTTATTTGACGATGGTATTATTGCAGGAACACCTGACATGATATTTCCGAACCTTAAAGCCATTGCAGAAATTAAATGTCCTAACTCACAAAATCATTTGTACAATAAGCTATATTTGACACCCGATAATTTCCAAAGTGAATATCCAGTTTACTACGACCAAATGCAGACTAACATGTATTTATGTGATGCGGATAAATGCTTTTTCCTATCGTATGACCCACGATTTAAAGATGTGAATGTTTCTATACACCTTATTGAGATTGAACGCAACCAAGATAGAATAAACGCTATTATTGATAAATCTAAATTAGCATTTGAATTAAAAAACCAATTATTAAATAAATTAAAACCATGATTAAATTAAGCATTTGCCTTAGTGATTTACCTAAGGAGAAGATTACAACCGCTAAAAACGGCAAAAAGTACATTAACCTCGTAATGTGGGAAAACAGAGAGGTAGACAAATTTGGTAATACCCATTCTATCCAAGTAAATAAGAAGGATAAAGATGAACCAACTATCTATGTGGGTAATGGAGTAGATAAAAGTTTAGTGCCTGCGAGTAGTGAGCAACCTACCCCTGCTAATAATTCAAATGATTTGTCAGATTTACCCTTCTAAACTATGGTAACACTAATTAACCGAGATGGGTTTTATTGCAAGGTAAATCAATATAAACCCACCACAGACCAAGAGATTTTTGACCATATAATGAGTGAGATAGTTAAGGTCAGCGGATATTCTGCTGACCTTATCAAATCTCCATCCCGCAAAATGGAAATACGCATTTGGAGGCAAATAGGGATGTATATTTGCTGCCAAAAGAAATTCACCTCATTGTCTGAAATAGGCAAATATTTCGGACATAGAGACCATTCAACTTCCATAAATGCAAGGGATAAAATTCAGGACTTAATAGATTCAAACGACCCTATTGTGATTGAAAAAATGAAACTATTAAACTCTCTTACTCACCTGCAACCATCAAACAGAAAGCCATATGGTAAAGCCTAAAAAATGCAAATGTTGTAAAAATGAATTTACCCCTCAAAATAGTTTAGCGCAGGTTTGTTCGGCTGAATGTGCGTTTGCTTTGGCAAGGCAGAACGGATTGAAAAAGATGGAAAAACAGACTAAAGAAAAACGCAAAGAACTAATTGCTAAGAATAAAACTCATGGCTATTATATCTTAGCACTACAAACCCAAATTAACTACATTGTCAGATTGATTGATATGGATTGCGTTTGTATTAGTTGTGGTACTCCTACCGCTCAATTTCAGGCAGGTCATTTCAGGGCAGTTAGCGCTTGGAGTAATTTAAGATTTCACCTTACTAATATCTTTCGCCAATGTTCGAGGTGTAATGACCCTAAACGAAAAGGCGGTAATGTTATTAAATACCGAGAAAACATAATTAAAAACTTTGGCCAAGATGTAATGAACTATATGGATGATTTAAATATTATCTACCCATCTACTAAACTTAGTATTGATGAGATTAAGGATGCTATTGTTAAGGCCAAGCATATTACAAAGGGATTGGCAGATATGAATAAAACAGATATACTACCGCGAAGCCACGAAAGGCGCATTGAACTGCGTAAACAATTTAACAATTATATTGGTATCTATACTTAATTTGTCTACCTTTGATATTATTATCACAAAGATGGAAAAATACAACAAACTTACCTTTATTAGGTTTACTGAGCCTAAAGTTAGAACTAACAAAGAATTGCGTAAAATGGCATTATTTAGATGTGATTGCGGAAACGAATCTATTAAATGCTACCATGCAGTAAAATCAGGCCACACAAAACAATGTATTAAATGTGGGATTAAAGTTAGTGCTGAAAAAAAAATAAAGCATTCTCTTATTAACCACAAATTATATAGAAAATGGCAAGATATGTTAAATAGGTGTAGAAACCCCAGAGTAGATAGATTTAAGCATTATGGCGGTAGGGGTATTGAGGTTTGCAGCGAATGGGCAGATAATTTTAAATCATATTATGATTGGTGTATATCTAATGGATGGGTTGATGGATTACAAGTTGATAGAATTAATAACGATGGTAATTATGAACCAACTAATTGCAGAATAGTAAAACCACTTGAGCAACATTACAACAAACAAAATACTGTCTTTGTAGAATATAATGGTCAAAAATACTGCCTTGCTAAATTATGCAATCTAAACAATGTCAATTATTCTAATATCTGGCATGGAATGAAAAGAGGTAACACCTTTGCGCATTATGTAGAAAAATACAACATTACTAAATTTTATTAAATGATTACTGAAAAAGAGATTGCCCAAAACCTCTTAATGGCTTACATAAACATTGAAGCAGCTAAAAAATCTATGCTTGTGTTATGGGAGTTTAGAGATAAAATTCAAAACAAAGATTTCATTGAAACAATTAAACAAGTTAAACCAAAACTAAACTTTTTTACTAAACAAATTGAATCAACTTTACTTGCTGACCCAAGATTTAAAACTGAACATTGGGAGCAGATTGAAGAGAAATGTTACGAGTGTTTAGAGTTGGTTGATGAGGAGATAAAAAAGTTGTAATTGTGCAAAACTTGTAAAAGACAATTTGTTTTTGTGAGGTAAATTTGTATTCGGGTTTCGCAGCCTATTTAAAAACATTTGAAATGAAGATACTTTTAAAAAATTCCATTTTAGTAGTCAGTTGGGTTTACAAATGTACCCTTGCGAAACTGGCGAACGAATGGAATTTTTTTATTTATGGCTAAACTTAGAAGCGTTTCAACTGCATTTTGGAGCGACCCTTTTATAGAAGAACTTTCACCTTCTGAAAAACTACTATACATTTATTTCATCACCAATGAAAAAACAAATATGTTAGGAATCTACGAGGTTTCTATCAAAAAGATTTGTTTTGAAACGGGGCTAAATAAAGAAGCCGTTACAAAGGCTTTTGAAACGTTTACTAAGAGCGGTAAAATTAAATACGATAACAACTTTATTGTATTGGTAAATTTCATTAAACACCAAAATTACAACCCTAATATGAAAAAGGCAGCGATTGAGTGTTACAATAATTTACCTAATCACTTAAAAATTAAAGATTTAGATATTTCTACATTAAAGCCTTTGGAAGCCTTTGAAACCCTTTCAAACCATTTGGGAATGGTTCGGAAAGTAGAAGATGAAAGTGAAGAAGAAAGAGAAGATGAAGAAGAATCTAAAAAAGAAGAAACGATAGATAAAAGTTTGGAAACGATTGAAAAAATATTCTTAGAAAAAACAAAAGACATTTGGAGTGAATCGGTAGCCAAAAAAGAAGCAGATAAGTTTTATAATTTTTACGCATCAAAAGGTTGGAAGGTAGGCAAAGAAAAAATGAAGTCATTACCTCATGCAATCGGTGGGTGGATTAGTAGAAACGATAAACCTGATTTTTCACCTAAACATAGTACTAACGAAATTAAATTTCCACGCTAATGACATACGAAGATTACGGCATAGAATTAAAGTCGAATAAGACAAGCGGGGAAGTAGTTACAACTTGTCCGCAATGTTCACATTCTCGCAAAAAGAAAAAGGATAAATGTTTATCGGTTAACTTGGATAAAAAGGTTTGGCATTGCAATCACTGCTCTTGGAAAGGATTTTTAAAAGAGGAAACCAAGAAAGAATACTTCAAACCGATATTCACCAATAGAACCAATTTAGGCGAAAGAGAGTTAGCATGGTTTGAAAAAAGGGGGATAAGTAGCGCAACGCTAAACCACTTTAAAATTACTTGCCAGGTTGAATGGATGCCACAAAAAAACGCAAACGTAAATACAATTGGGTTCAATTACTTTCGAGATGAAGAATTAATCAATACGAAATTTAGGGATGCGGAAAAGAATTTCAAACTTGTAAAAGATGCAGAATTGATTTTCTTTAATTTAAACGCATTAAAAAATCAAAGTGAGGTATACATATGCGAAGGTGAAATAGATTGCCTTACATTGCATCAAAGTGGGCTAATTAACGTAATATCCGTTCCTAATGGTGCGCAACTTGGTAACAATAATCTGATTTACTTAGAAAACTGCCTAAAAGAAATAGAACATATTACTAAATTCCACTTATGTACAGACAATGACCAAGCAGGTAGAAAATTAAGACATGACCTTGCAGAAAGGTTCGGGTTTGAGAATTGCGATTATATCGTTTTTGGGGATTGTAAAGACGCTAACGAATGCCTACAAAAATACGGGGCTGAAAAAGTGATTGAATACGCACTTAGACCGATTCAATTTCCGCTTGAAGGTAGTTTTACGATTAGCGACTTATCAGATGAAATAGACGATTTCTACGTTAACGGACTGCCAAAAGGTGCTAAAACGGGGATTCCCGACATAGACGAGTTACTTTCGTTTCATGAAGGGTATATCAGTGTTTTAACGGGTATTCCTTCGCATGGTAAAACTACTTTGTTAGACTTTCTATTAGTACGATTACTTGTTAATGAAGGTTGGGCAGGTGCTTTTTACTCACCTGAAAACAAACCTACTAAACTTCATTTCAGTAAAATAGCTCAGTTACTTACGGGTAAGAGTTGGGATGGATATAACCGATTGACAAAAGCCGAATTAGAAATGGTAAAAGAGTTTTTAGATGAGATATTTTGGTTTATCAAACCTGAAAAAGATTATACCATAGATTCGATTCTTTCAAGTGTTTTACAACTTAAGCGCAGGAAGGGGATTAAATTCTTTGTCATTGATGCTTGGAATAAGTTAGAACATTTAGAAGATTCCACAACTTACATTGGTAGGGTATTGGATAAGATAGCGGTATTTTGCGAAACAAACCATGTTCATTGTTTTTTAGTTGCTCACCCTACCAAGATGAAAAAGCAGCAAGATGGGCTAACTTATGAGATTCCGACCTTATACGATATTTCAGGTAGTGCCAACTTTTATAACAAGGCAGATACTGGACTTTCAATTTACCGAGATTTTGAAAAGAATAAAACCTACCTAATAGTTCAAAAGATTAAGTTTGAACATTGGGGTAAAACGGGCAAGATTGAGTTAAACTACGACCCGATAAGTAGAAGATACTATTTAGGCGAATTGGATAGGATGCCATACATAAAAGAAACTTTAGACGGCATTAAACTAAACCTTTACCGAAATGAAGATGAATTTATACCTGCTAAACTCCCATTCTAATGATAACAACTATACCAACTACTTACAAGGATATTAAATTTCGCAGCAGATTAGAAGCGAGATGGGCGGTTTTCTTTGATACTTTAGGCATAACCTACCGATACGAGTTTGAAGGCTTTAAACTAAATGATGGAGAATATTACCTACCTGATTTTTATCTACCACAATACGCTATTTACTGCGAAGTAAAACCGACTTGGGAAGAAGTAGCCAAAAACGAAGCCACATTCAAAAAGTTTGGATTAACTAAACAATGGCTACTTTTACTTGTCGATACGCCTAATATGAATACTACACGACTTTACTCTTATGGCGATTATACTAATGTAGTGCCTTTTGTTAATCTACTGATTTCAAAATATGGCAACTTTTGGGGCAGTAGTTACCAGGATGGAAGTGATAAAGATAAGTTTAGGGATTACAACCTTTTTAAATTAGCTTGTGAAACGGCTGAAAAGTATATTTTTTATTAAATCTCACCTCCGAGATTGAGCGACTTAATAAAGAAATTGAGGTATTGAAAGGGATAAACGAATTTTAACCACCTAAAAACCAAACAGATATAAATTTATTTTAATAATTTAATTTATTTATTTGTTTATCTCATTTATCGGGTTTAGATTTGTGCTATCAAATTGAAAAAATATGACAACTGCAACACAACAAAACACCTACACAATTACCAACGCAAATGGCAGTAATAGTGAAATAGTAATAATAGCTTCAAACCTTAAAGATGCGGTTAAAATTGCTAAAAAAGAATACCCTAACAAATGCTACTTTGGTAAAGTTAAGCGTATTTATAATGGTGGTGTAAGAGGGTAAATTATGATTCATATAATCCACAATCTCGAAAGGGAAAAAGAACTTCAAGAACTTTGTATGAGCGTTTTAAATGTAAGCCTTCATACTTATTTTAACCCAAACGGAGCAGATGAAACTACTTGCCCATTCTGTTATGAAAAAGACTATTCTAACGGCTGCATGGCAAATATTTCTGAAATTAAACATAAACCCGACTGCGCTTATAACATTGCAAAAGGGTTATCAACAAATATTCGATAACATGACCAAACCAAAGAAAAAAGTCGGTCGCCCAAAAGGTAAGACTAAAGACCAGTTTACGATAACAACCCGAATTGAATTAATCCAAAAGTTTGGGGTTGACAAATTGCGGGAGTTGGCTAATAATTATTTTGAAACGCTATGACAACATACGAAAAATACCTTCAATGGAAATCTGAACAAACAAGTAAAGCACCGAGTATAAAGGCTTTTTGCGAGTGGTTGGATTTACCCGAAATGGTTAGGGAAGACCCGCATGGAAAGATTGCAAGGTCATTAGAGCCTTACGTTTGTGAGCTATGCGTTTATAATGAAGTTTGTATTATTGGTAATCCATTAAACAATTATTGTAACCGCAATAACGCAATCAATGAGTACTACTACGCTAAACCTGATTAACAACTATAAATAAATAAACACAACTATGAGTAAACACACACCTGAGCCTTGGGGATTAGAATTTAAAAAGTCAAAATTTGAAACAGGCATAATAAC